TCGAGTATAAAGGTCAACAGTTCGGCGTTTCTTCTTGGGAGTATGATGATGAATTGTTTCGATTTGTGACTATTTTAGCAACAGGTAAGCGATGAAAATTGTAGGCGTTTCAAAAGTAATGGCAGAATTGAGAGCCAAGAAAAAAGGCATCGACAAGCAAATAGATGATATTACGCAAGCCAACGCAATTGAAATGGCAGGAGATGCAACGAAACGCGCACCCGAAGCATTTGGTAAATTAAAGCAGTCAATTGATTACAGTAGAGTTGTGTTTTTAAAATGGAAAACCACAGTTAATAAAGAGTACGCTGGTTTCATGGAGTTTGGAACAGGAACAAAAGTACAAGTTCCTGCTGAGTTTTCAGATATGGCTAAATCATTTCAAAGTGGCGGTAAAGGTAATTTTAAACAAGCTTTAGAGAATATTAAACTTTGGTGTAAAAAGAAAGGAATTGACGAAAAAGCAGCATATCCTATTTTATTGAGTATTTTAAGAGTCGGAGTAAATCCACAACCTTTTTTTTATCCTGCTTGGGTAGCTACTAAAAAGCGATATGTTAAGGATTTAGAAAATTTATTAAAAACTTTGAATAAAAAATAATATCTTTGAATAATGGCAACAACAAAGAACCCTGATAAACACATTCGTAAGGCTTTATTCGATATGCTAAACAATATCGTAGTAAACACTAAAACGATTAAGTGTTTTGACATGAGGGTTTCACAGAATGAAAACATTGATAATTACATATTGCTCACAAGCCAAAGCAAAGAGCGAAATAAAGCAAATAAATGCGAGTATCGATGGGATTGTTCGATATTAATTGAAATATTTTGTAAAGCAACGTCAAACGGTAATAATGGTTCAAGAGTATTACTAAACGACATTGAAGAAAAAGTAAATGAGTTTTTAGATACTGATTTTACAGTATCACAATTTGAAGTATTAACTAAGAATTGGAATACAGAAGCTCAACTTGAAACAATTACGGAATTTGAAATAATTACACGTTCATTCGTAAGATTGGACTTAACTTTAAATTAAAAAAACAATGGCATTACCAGTAAAAGGAGAATTAGGTATTTTGAGCGTTTGGGATGGAATTATTTACCGTCCAGTTGCTTGTTTGACATCTAACAGTTTAGCAAGTACAGTTTCAGTAATTGAATCACAAACAAAATGTAATCCTGGGCTTGTTATCAAACAAGGTGGCGTTTTTGCTTATTCTATTTCAGCAGAGGGCGAGTATATTGACACTACAAGTGTAGGAGGAGAGACTACAAAAGCTTCTCACGATTATTTGTTAGAAAAACAAAAATTGAAAACTGCTATAGATTGGAAATTAGACACAGGCGTAACATCTGCTATTTATTACGGTTCTGCAATCATCACAGATTTAGAATTATCACAAGGCGCAGGTGATGAGTTGAGTACTTTCTCTTTGACTTTGGATGGTTCAGGAGACATCACAGAAACTAACCCACACACATAGTATATGATACAAAATAGAGTAACTATTGAAGGTATAGATTTTCATTTTGGTTTGGGTTTTTTAGCTGATTTAAGCGAAAAAACAGGAATGGACTTGGGACAATTGGGCGAACAAATGATTAAAAACCCTTTATTTATTGTTCCTAAAATGATGATGCACTCGGCTAATTATGCAATTTATAGAGATGGTAAAGATTCTGAAAGTTATTATAATATTGATTTCTTTTACGACAAGATTGATGAATTAGGTGGTGCAACTGGTAAGTTTTGGGAGTCTTTTTTATTAGCTTTTAACGACTCAATGACTAAGCACGTTCCACAACAAGAACAAACAACCGATAAAAAAAAAGTGAAAAAATAGATATTGTAAAAGATGTGATTTGCTTTGCAATTGGCGAATTAGGGATTCAGAAGTTACAGGACGTATATGATATGACCTACGCTGAGTTCCAAATTCGCTTTTTTGCTTATAATTCAGTTCAAAAAAAGGAATGGGAAAAAATTAGATTTATGGCGTATCACGCTTTAGTTGCTCCGTATCAAGATTATAAAAAATTACCAAAGTCGCTTGAAAAATTCTTACCTTTGAATGGAAACAAAAAACAATCTAGTGGCGTTACTGATGAAATGAAACAAAGATTTTTAGATGAGTATAAAAATTACTTAAATCAAATAAAATGGCAGAGTTAGAGGTAATTATCGGAGGAGACTCTAGGGATTTAGCGAAAGAGATTGATAAGGTTGAAAAACAACTTCGTGAGTTAACAGCACAAAAAAGAAATAACATAAAGTTAGGTCTTGATAATAGAGAAGTTATTTTACAAATTAATCAAGCTAAAAAAGAGCTTAAAGGCTATACTACTCAGTTAAATTCTACCGCTAACGCTTCACAAAATTTTAGTAAAGCTACTGCAAACGGAAGCAATACGCTTACTCAATTTTCACGTATCGCACAAGATGCGCCATTCGGAATTATGGGTATTGGAAACAACTTAACCGCTACGGCTGAATCATTTGCTAATTTATCTAAATCGGCAGGAGGCGCAACAAACGCTTTAAAAGCAGTAGGTAGTTCTTTGCTTGGTGGTGGTGGTGTTTTACTAGCTATTTCTTTAGTAACTACAGGACTTACTTATATGAGTCAATCAGGGCTAACCGTTGGCGATGTATTTGATAAGTTAACAGGAAAATTTGATGAAAATGCTCAATCTATGAGCAAGATGAATGAAGAAGCAGTTAAGAGTTCTAGCGAGCAAATAACTAGCTTTAAAGCTCTTTTATCAACAGCTAGAGACGTCAATGTATCGATGAGAGATAGGTTGACAGCTGTAGGAGAACTTCAAAAACAATATCCTGCTTATTTTGGTAATTTATCACAAGAACAAATATTAAATGGAAATGTAACTGGCGCTGTAAAAGAACTTACAAAAGCATTAATAGCAAAAGCAAAAGCTAGTGCTTATAGTTCTAAAATAGCAGATTTAGCAGTTGAGGAATTTAAACTAAGAGAAAAAGAAAGTAAACTTCTTGACGAAATTAAAAAACAACAAAATGAAGTTGCTTTAGCTAAAATAACTAGTGGTAAAGCAGGTTCTTTTGCTCAAGGGTCTACTAATATAGCTTATGGCGCTGCAAATACAGCTTTGGCTAATATGCAGTCTGAACTTAAAGACATAGGCAATGAACTTCAAACTAATTGGAACACGGCTAGAGGGTTAACAGCTGAAATTGAAAAACAATATAAGGCTTCGATTAAACTTTCAGAGCCTAAAACAAAGGATGCACCAAAAACAAAATCAGTCAAATCTAAAGGTTATGATTTTGGGGGTGGTTTTTTAGGTGGGGGAATTGTAAACCCAAATTTAGGATTAATAACTCCAGATTTAGGGGTTGATGAAGCTGCAATTGAAGCGAATGAAAAATTAAGATTAGCTTTAGAACTGCAAAAAAAAACAATTGAAGACTTTAATAAAGAATTAGGCTCTATTGTAACAAATGGAACGGTTAACGCACTTGCTGGAATTGGTGATGCAATAGGAGGAGCATTAGCTAGCGGAGGGAATGTTATTGATGCAGTTGGAAAATCAATATTAGGCAGTATGGGAACGATGCTTCAAGAATTAGGAAAAGCGACAATAGCTTATGGGGTTGGACTTATAGCAATTAAAACAGCTACTAAAAATCCAGCTACTGCAATTGCAGCAGGTGTAGCTATGGTTGCATTAGGATCTATGATTGGTAAGGCAGTAGCCAAGTCGTCATCCGTAGTGGGCGGCGGTGGTGGTGGTTCAACAGGCGGCGGTTCAACAGGCAGAGATTACACAAGTCCTGCAAGCTCGGTTAGTACAGGCGGAGGTAGTGGATTTACAAACGGTTCAGTAGTATTCGAAATAAGCGGAACATCTTTAATAGGTGTGCTTAGTAATTCTTTAGATAAAAACAGCCGTTTAGGTGGCACATTAGGTATATAATATGGCAAAGAAAGTAGTAATATCTTATAACTCAAATCCACAAGTAACTGATGCTTTTGGTTTTGTTTTTTTCTTGGATGGTTTAGCAATTCCTATAAACGGTTTTTTAGGTGTAAATGTGAATTATCGGCAGTTAGGACGACCAAATAGTAATCCTTATGGAATTGGAATTTTGCCAACGTTATCCGAAACAATAGACAATACAGTAGCGTTTTTGCGGGGTCAATATTCACAATCAAATCTAACTTATAAAAGAGTAGGTAACACCATTGAAATATTAATGAATATTGAAAATGTAACGGTTACTACTTCGGTTGATTCAGATGGCAGGTTTACGGTTGTTAGTGAAGATGTTGAGACTAACGAAGATGTAAACCTTAAATATTTTTTTGAATACGACAATGTTGATGGGGACAGATTCATTTGTAAGATTAATAAAAAAGGATATAAAGGAGAAGCTACAGAAATACACGGCAAAGCAAATATTACTAAAGGTAAAGCAAAAGACCATTTAGATACGTTTAGAGGTACTGGGTTAGATATCCAATTAGAAGCTAATATCGGTTTGACTTTAGAAGATTTATACACAGATGATGAACAAACATTTACCGTAAGGTTTTACAAGAATAATAAGTTAGTATTTAGAGGATTTTTAAAGCCTGATGATGTCTTTGAATCATTTGTACAAGATGCTTGGTATATCAATCTTACTGCAATTGATGGATTAGGTATTTTAGAAAACTTATCCTTTGTTAAGGAAAACGGTTTATTTTTTGTTGGTAAAATGAAAGCCTTTGACATAGTTTATTATTGTCTTAAGCGTATCGGAATACCTATGAAAATAAATACTTTTATTAATACTTATTATGAAGGATTAACCCCTAGCGACACTTTAGACCCTTTGCAAAAAATCTACATGATTGCAGACAGATTTGTAAAAATTGATGACAATACTATTATGTCTTGCGAGGAGGTTTTAAAATCTGTTTTGGATATATTTCAAGCGGTTATAACTCAGATTGATGGGGAGTGGTACATTTACAAGCCAAATGAATTGTACAGTAACAAATATCCTAAATTCAGAAGATACAACGAATTAGGTGTTTATATTGGTTTAAATACTAAGTTTACAGGTGGCGTTTTAGG